GTAGCCATCAACTCACAACGAGTAACAGTCACAAAATCCCCATTTGAGGAGAAGTTGATTCTGTTGGTTGGATTGATGGCAGAATAGCCAGCAGGCACCATACCCTGCACCAAATTTCCAGCACCCAAAGAGAAAGGCCTAATGGTCCGGCTGGTATTGGCATACATGGATGATGCTGCTTGGCTACGACGTCTACGAGCACGCTTTGCCTTCTTCGAAACATTCACCACCTTAAGGGTGGAAAGCTTAACTAAATTATTCTTACTATTCTTAACCATTATTATGTACGGATTTGTATGGGATCCAGCAAACTAACTGGACTGTGCATCCCCCCCAAAGTCGCCCCCACCCGTGCAGTCTCTTGGCATTTATATTAGCACATAGTATTTGGGTGGTTAAGACACGAACCCCATGACTGGTTACCCTGGTATCGTCAATACCACTTCCACCTGGGGTTGCAACTAAGCTAAGATAGTCCTCGCGGCATATGGCACTGGAAAGGCGACTATCATCAATGACTGGTAATACTTTTCCATGCACACCTGCTCATCAGGCGTTATGCCAAATGCCGAATAGAAGGAGGACCGAGCCAACGGATGCACATCCCCGTAGGCCCTGTTGACCCCCTCCTTCCATTGCCGGAAAGACCATGGCAGCAACTCTACAGGCACTTTCCGCTTCTCACCCGATCGCACATATGAGGAATAAAGATCCTGAAAAACTGGGAGCCCGCCGGTCAAAGCAAGGCCCCCAGTACCAACAGCGTCTAACCACCCCCTAAACAAAGAGCTGGTCTGCCAACAATGCAACATAGTAGCATCTTTGGGTATGGCAGTGTGGGGATTCCGGCACATGATGTATTCCGACCCATCAAACACAGGATGAGTCTGGCAAAACTCGATCCCCTCAAACTCAAACACGGGTTCTTCCACTGCCATATCAAATCCCAGCTCTCTAAACCACTCTCTCAATCCAAACATGAAATTGGGCAAATCCTCCTGCTCCATGACACAACAC